GATAGGCGTGGGCGGTCAGGACGTCGGTGGCCATGGGGATGGCGGACGTGGCCGCGCATACGTTGTTCAGTTCGTCCTTGGTCAGCTGGGCGGTTCCAGTTCCAGGCTTGGCTTGGATCCCGTCCGTTTGTTGGTCGAACCAGTAGGCCCTGTAATCCTGGTTTAACAATCGAATGGCGGCTAGCCTGTCTTCAGTTGTGGGCTTGATCATAGGTCAATCCTTCCTTCCATGATAGTGCGTGGTTCGATGGCGTCAAAAAAATACCGTTCAATGGCGTCCAGGGTGGGCTGTCTGGACCCGGCTGTGAAGTGGAACCAGTAGCCGTTTGATCCTGTGGACATGACGGGGGTGGGGAATGTCATGGGGATCCATCCGTGGGCGCTGGCCCGCTGGGCGGCTTCGTACTGTCCTTCCATTAGCCGCCTAAAGGTTTCTGTCAGAGTGTCATTGATCCGCCCCACCAGCGATAGGGGATAGAGAAATACGACCTTCGTTTCCACGTCCCTGGTCAGGTGGAACAGCGTTTCCCAGTCGCGGACCATTTGTTCATGGTCGATACGTTCACCACCGCCGAACACGTCGAGGAGTATGCTAGACGGATTCCACGGGTAGGTGGTCCCGTCGGTGGCCATGGCCGGTGAACGTCGAATCATCAAATCAGGGAATGGGGACCAGACCAGGCCGTCCTGTGAGTTGATTTCGCGCGGGCCGTGGGTCCAGCATTCTCCCACGGTGGAACTGGTCCCCCTGGCCACCGCATCCATCTTGTCCAGGCCCACCAGCTTGGCCTTGAAATTGTCGTGAAGGTCAAAGCCCCGGCCTTCTAGGATCCTATTCAGCCCGAAGGTATACAGGTTGTTTCGGATCCGGTTCATTCTGGGATCCGACACCACCAGGTTTCTAGGCTGGACCATGCAATTTGCCTGAAGATAACAGGTCCGTTGTTGATTTTCGGTCATAATATGAAATCATCCTTTTCATCTAAGTCCGTCCAGTGGGCCATGGGTCCGTCAAAGGCCGGGGCCTTCTGTTCCCTGGCGGGGGTGTCGCCTGTCGGGGTCAATTTGTAACACCTGGTCCGGCCTTCCATGACGATGGTTATCTGAAGGCCCAGATAGATCCGGTCTTTCATGCTCTGAAGGGCCAGCCCAAGCCTGGTTTGCTGGGACCGCAGTGTCCCGTCCCGCCTGATAGTAGATAGAAGGGCGTCCCGTTCGGCCATATCGTTCAGGTGGACGGGACGGACCACTTCGTCACCGTATGCATTCCACCATGCCTGGGTAAATTCACGCCATTCCACGCCGTCGGTATCGTTATCCTCGTATAGGGTTTCCAAGTTCTGAAGGAATCCCTGGACACCAGCGGCCCGAAGGATCCCACCCATGATCTGGCTCCATGCCTCATAGGATCCCAGCCGCAAATCTTCGGCCATCGGTCGGCCTTCAGCCACCCAATGTTGAATGATGATCAGGACCGACCGGATCAGGGAGGACCTAGCCCGCTTGGCAAAGCCGGGAAGGTCATCATGTAGGAAACCGCCACGTTGCCAGGGCCTTTCCACATGGGCGTCTATTCTGATCCGAACACAACGGCGGGCCAATTCCATAGACAGGCGGGGGTTATTGGCCGTCAGGATCCACATGGCATCATTTGGAAGGGTAATATGTCGGGTTTCCCCCAGGATCCTGTCAGTCCATGTCCTGGCCGTCAGGATTGACGCCAGCGCCGGACTGTCAATCCTGATCCGTTCGCGGGCGTTGTCCAAAAGGACAATGGGGCGGCCACTGGCAAGTTCGGACGTGTAGGACTTTCTGGCTTCGTCGTCATTCATTGGAAGGGGGCGGCTGTCAGCGTCGTGGCCAGTGGTTACAATTGACCCCACCGAAGCCAGCAAGGTCTTTCCAGACCCTGGGCTGGGGGCGTCGATTAGGTGAAGCGGGGAACAGCCATCGATTAACCGCCTTGCAAAGGGGAGGATCACCATGGCCATAGCCCCGGCCCTGTCAGAGTCGGCCACGAAGGGGAAGTCCCGAAGCAAGCCGTCCTTGATCAGAAGGACAGCTTCTGCCACCTGTTCGGGCCGGGGGTGTTCTGGGATGTCTTCCAGGTGAAGGTCTGGATCGGGGTCCAATATGACCCCCTCGTCTTGATGATAGCCGGGGGTGGCCAGAAGTTTCCCCGAACGGCTGAACACGGGGACGGTCACTATGGTGTCCAGAGTGGGAAGGGACCGGTCTGGGTATACCAGCATGTCTCTCACCACGTCCTTCGGTGGAAGGGAATGCTTGACCCCAGCTTCAAATTCTTTGACCCAGTCGGCCACCCTAGCCAGCCGTCCGAAAAGTTCGTCTTGGTTCGTTTGCTGGATCTGGGGTCCCCGCCGCTTGGTCCGTGGGGTGACGTGACAGATCAGACCCGACCGCTGGTATAGGACAGGCGGGTTATTCGCCTGGTGGACGGCTGTCCATGCGTCCCCCATCACATTGCGAATCTGTCTGTCATTGGTTGCGATTTGGGGACGGCCCGAACTGGTGGCCATGCGGGACCGAATTGGGACCACCCCCTGATCCGTCTGGACCTGGTCCATGACCATCTGTTCCAACCATCGGGGAATCGATGCGTCCCAGCCAGCCGCCTGGGCTAGCCTGAAAATGGTCCCTACCTGGACCGACGTGTCCCGCCCGAAGGACCCCCACTTTTCAGTGGTGACCCCTGGCTTGTACTTGTCACCCTGCTGTGACCAATCATCCCATAATTCCAGGCCAGCGGTCCCGTCTGACCAGGCGTTCAGCGCCATCCCCACACGAAGCCATTCGTCATACGACGTGTCCGGGTTCAAGGCGCCCAGGGCGTCCCGTAGGCGGTCCAGCTGTCTATCTGGACTCAACTGTATCTGACCGATATCTTGGACCAGAGCCAGCCCTGGGGGCTTCGTGGCGTCCTGTTCCGGGACTTCCCCCGGTGTTGGTTCCTGGGGCCGGACGGTGTGGGGTTCCACCGTGGCCAGGATAGCGTCCAAGGCGTCCGTTGCTAGCCCCTCGAATTCGGGGACTGGATCCGGGTCAAGTCCTTCGGATTCGTTGGGCCGATAGAATTGGTTGGCCCCGTCGGGGGCTTCGGACCACCATGGCAACCAGACCATGTTCCCCGTCCGTTTGGTCGTGTCCAGGGCGTCCTGTTTGGGGAACACTTCCACGCCCAGCCCCTTCTTGGGGTTCGCGGCCCTACCGTCAACCAGGACACCCTGGGCGCTGACAGACCCGAACAGAAGGCGACGGATGTCATATGCTTGGACGGGGTCCGCGAAAAAAACCCAGACGTGGAAGCCCGCGCCACCGCCAGACCGTTCAAGGAATGACGGGACCCCCATGGCCTGAAGGGTGGCCATGGTGTCCACGGCCACGGCCTGGGGGTTTGCTAGCGCGTCCTTGTGTTCGCCCGCGTCAAAATCGATACAGCCCCAGCGGGTCAGGTTGTCAAGCCCTGGTGTGTAGCTTCCAAGTCTGGGGATTCCCGCGAATGTTTTTACAGCCCCACGGCTGGTGGTGTAGGTAATAGCCGCCTGGTGGGTCCCCGTCAGGTGGGCCAGGACCATATCGTCCAAGGACCCACCACCAACCACGGGGGAAGGTTTCCCCCATGGCATTTTGGCGGCCACGATGTCAAGCCGATTGAAGAACCACTTGTGGATCAGGGTGGCCCGTGTCTGAACGTGTTCTGTCATAGTTCCCCGGTGGTGGGTGGTGTCTACAGGTGGAAGTCAGGGCCTTCCCAGTCCGTCTGGTGGTGTCCACAGACTTCCACTACTGGCCCGCCCGTGTCCTGGACCTTGTCAAGGGTCTGAACCCCTTCACCAGCCAGCCATCCAGACAGCCACGTCCGCCGCTGGTCCAGGGTATTTTTGGAAGCGCCTGTCCTCATTCCCCAATTGTCCCCGACCAGGTATGCCCCGCGTTTGGCCCTGGTCACCCCCGTGTAAATCAGGGACTTGGACAACATGAACATATGTTGCTTATGGGCCAAGACCAGCGCCACCGTGAACTCGGACCCCTGGACCTGGTGGATTGTCAGAGCATAGGCCAGGTCCACATGGTTCCAATGGTCTTGGGACCTGTCCAGGTCCTTGACGTCCGGGTGGCCGTAAAACTGGACCCCCATGATCCCTTCACCCTTGTCCATGCTGACCACCACCCCTAGATCCCCATTCATGACACCAAGGTTATAGTCGTTTTTCCGCTGGATCACTTTGTCCCCCAGAACCGGCTTGGGCATCCATCCCACTTTCGTCTCCGGCATGTCATAGCGGGACCGCCCGTGGACGGCTTCCTGGACGCGGTCCCTTATGAAACCGTTCAGGGCGTTGACCCCTATGGGTCCCTTGCGGGTGGGTGACAATAGCTGGACGTCCCACAACGGATCAAGGCCCCATTCCGCTTGGATGATCCCGCCGGGGCGGTACAGTTCGTCCAGGTGGGTCAGGACTTGGTCCACTTCCTTCAGGTGGTCATTCTTGACCCAGGGCCAAACCCCGTCCACGGGATCGTCCCCTTCAGGCGGGGCGGACTTGCCCAGCGTCCCGCCCAGGACGGCCAGGCAATTCTCTTTTAGGACACCCGCCTGACGGACGCACTGGGCCAGGGCCACCACTGGAAGCGCCCCGGTATTAATGACGTCACGCAATGGGTTTCCCGGCCCGACCGGTGGCAATTGGTTGGGGTCACCCACCAGGACCACGGTGGTCTTGGTCAAGTCCAGCCTGGACAGCAATTCAAACAGAAGGGACGAATCGACCATGGACACTTCGTCCACCACCACCAGGTCCGCGGCCAGCGGCCCTTCGGCACTGAAGCCCCGCCCGTCATATCCCAACAAGCGGTGGATTGTGCTGGCTTCCCACCCGGTGGACTCCCCAAGCCGCTTGGCTGCCTTCCCGGTCGGAGCGCAAAGGGTGATGTGTCCCATTTGTCCCATCGCCCACAGGTGACAAAGGACCTTCACAAGGAAGGTCTTCCCCGTCCCAGCGCCGCCAGTGATCACGCTCATCCCAGACGTTAGGGACTGATTGACCGCGTCCAGCTGGCCGGGGGTCAGTTCCACTTGTTCGCCGTCCACGGTGATCGGCCTGGTCCCCAACGGCCCGCATGGCTTCGGGCTGGCCCACCCGCCTGTCAGGATGTCAGCCAGGTCCCGCTCTCTTTCCCAGATATGGGTCAAGGTCATCTTCTGGGGTTCGTCCGGGTCCTGGTATATGTCACCGTCCTGGACCATGGACGCCAGCTTGGCCTGGGGCTTTGGCATGTCCCCAATGTCATCGAAGGCCAGGCTGTCAACGGCCCGCCGCATTAGGTCATCCACTAGGCTGACGGTGTGTCCATTGCCAATGTCTTCCTTGATCAGGTGTAGGAAGCAAGCCCGCAGCCGTCCGGGGTGATCCTTGGGCGTCCCCATAGCCAGCGCGATTTCATCGGCCCGCTTGAAGCCGTAGCCGTCAATGAAATCAATGATCTGATAGGGATCTTGCTGTAAAATCGCTATGGCATTGTTACCAAACTTGCCCACTAGTGTCTTGATTTGGCGGAATGTAAGCCCAAATTGAGCCAGCCAGCTGGACGCACCATTCCAGGCGCTGTTCGCCGTCCATGATTCCGCTATTTTGGCCACCCGATCTTCGGTCAATTTGGCCACGGCCATGATTTTGGCCCGTCCTTCGTCGCTGGTCAGGGCGTCCGCCCATTCCTTCACGGTAAAGGCGTCCGCAATTTGGGCCGCCTTCACTGGTCCCACCCCCTTGAAGTCCCTATTTTTGGCCAGCCACTGGGCCAGGCCCGCACTGGATTCCGGCATATCATAGGCCAGGTCCAACACCTTCAGCTGGATCCCATACTTCGGGTCTTCAACCCAGTGGCCTTTGACCTTGATTTGGTCACCGGTCTTAACTTGAACCTTCCCGGAAAAGGAAAAGACGGACCCGTCTTCACCTTTCATTCGGCCCGCCGAAAAAGTTGGGCTTGTAAAAAATGTCCTGGTCACTTCCACCACCAGAGTGACGGTTTCACCCACTATTTTCTTCATGATTCGTTTTCTCCTTGATCCTTCCTTGGGGCGGACAGTGACTTGACAGCCGCCAGCAAATAACGGCGGGTCCAGTCGCAAGCTACCGCCCGGCTTCCCATCCAATAAATGGGGACGCCATGGTCCAGCTGGATCTGTATTGACATTCCAAGAATGGAAGCGGGGGCGGCCCCGCCTTTATACAGGTGTTGGTGGACATCCATGGGCATGGCTTCCACCACGATCACAGCCGCGTCCATGTTGGCCATGCGGGACAGCTCCGCGTGGAACCTTTCCCCAGCCTTCATTAGCGTCCCCGTGAAATCGTCCAAAGTCTTACGCTCCACGGTCAGCCGTGATTCGTAGCCTTGGACAGAATAGTCACCCGAAGCCAGCGCCACCCGATGGGTGGGCTGGTCAGCGCCCCAGTGATAGGGGCGCTGTTCGCGGGTGTCTATGATTATGGTCGGGATCAGAGTGGCCACTAGAATGACCCCTGGCCTTGGTTGCCCTGGTTCCCCTGGTTACCGCCGCCCCACTGGCCACCCTGGGGCTGACCACCTTGCTGGGGCGGGGGTCCCTGGACCTGACCGGTCTGGGCCTGACCGCCACCCTGGGGCTGACCACCCTGGGGCGGCTGACCAGTCGGACCCGGCTGGAATTCCTGACCGGGGCCAGGCTGGGCCGGTTGCGTGGCCGGGGCCAGCTTCATGTCTTCAGTTCGTCGGGGAAGGATCACGCCGTCTGGCATGGCCACCATGCCATTCTGGTCCACCATGACCGGCTGGCCGTCGGCCCCCATGATCAGCTGGTTAATGAAGGTATTGACAAACGGCTTCCCGTTGTCACCCATCCCGTTGTGCTTGATGCTGATCCACAGGACGAGACGGGGAAGGCGGACCAGGGCGTTGGGGACGTCGGAGAATTTGGCCACGTCGATCCCGGCGGTGTGAAGGTCCTGTTTCAGCCACTTTCGGTTCGAAGGGGTAACCGTCCGATTCCACTTCTTGACGGATCGGCCCACGAACTGGCCGTCCAGAATGATGAACTTCCAAGCTAGCTGGGGCGTCCCGTCCTTCTGGTTGGACTCGATTCCCACTTCGTCCACCCGGACCACATAGCGGCCTTCTGGGATCGGCTCGAAATTGCCACCGCTGGAAGCGTCACCCACGGCGTGGCTTCCCCATTCGTCATCATGCTGGCTCCAAAAATCTTGATTCGTCATAATTAGGGTCCTTTTCATTTCGTTGGTTTGTTCGGTCTGTCGGTCTGTTCAGTCTACTGTCTAGGCCTTGGGCTTGCCACCCTTGGGCGGCTTCGTGGCCTTTGCGCCAGGGTGGGGGCCTTCAATAGCCGGGGTGGACACTTGGGCCGACTCCTGGGCGTTCGTCCCCTCAGCGGCAACCTGGGTCGCTGGCGGGGTGTCCTGGGACGTCTGGCTGACCGGGAAGTGGCCCTGGTTCGCGGTCACTTCACCAAAGGCCCGCTCGAAGTCCGCCATTAATGCGTCGTAGTCGATGGGAAGCGGGTCTGTCAGCGGGAAGCGGGATCCAGACCAGTAGGATTTCGCGGGCCTGGTCCGAAGCTGGCGGACTTCCATCTGGTTTCCTTGGGAGTCCCACCGGATGTCCATGGTCAAGTAGACAATAAAGTCAGCCATTCCTAACAGTCGGGTGTGGTCCTCGTCTTTCTTGATCCTGAAGGACGGCTGGACCCGAAGCCACTTTTCGGCGGGGCTGGACACTTCTTTTTCCGCCGCGTGACTGATCAACACCAGGCCATAGGGAAGGGCCGCCAGCATGTTCAGGACCCTGAAGAATTCGGTCTGAACCAGACCGTGGCCCAGTCCATACTGTAGCTCCGCTTCATGCTCGATTTTCCGCTTCTTGATCACATGCGTCCGGCATAGCTCGAACAGGTTGTCCACCGTGTCCACCACTATCGTTTTGAAGCTATGACCGCCACGCTGTAGGGCGTTGCACGCCTGCAACATGGTGTCCCAGCTATCAATGGAAACCTTGCTTACGGACAAGGCGGACTGGCCTTCTTCAGTAGCAAGAAAAATGGCGTCCGGGAAATGATGCGCGAGCGTGGTTTTCCCGACTTTGGGGAAGCCATAGAAAAGCCAGGTGAAAAGGCCGGGGTCCGCGTTCGGCGGTGTCGGGGCCGTTGGCAATTGGAAGGGGATCGGGACTGGGGGCTGGGTCATGGGGTTCTCCTTGCTTGGTTGGGGTCGTGTCTTAAAAAGTTCCGGCCCCGTCATCGGGGTCGGCGGGGACGTCCAGCCATTCCACGCCCTTGGGCGTCTGGGACCTGGTGGGCGTCGAGTCGATTTCGGCCAGTTCCCCGTGGATCTTGGCCCGTGGTTGATAGTTCAGGCTGATCACGGTGGGGTTGCTCAGGGACTGGCATATGGGCAGGAATTCACAGCGCCGTCCGTATCGGTTCAGACACTGGTGGGTGTTCTGATACCAGTTGTCATGAAGCCTAGCGTCCAGCCATGCTTTGGTCAGGTCCCACACCTGACGCCTGATAGCGTCGATCCGGTCTTGTGGGATCGTCAGCCGAATCCGCTCCAGGCGGCCCGGTTTTTCGAGCATCCATTCTACCATGCGGGTCTGGAACTCCACCAGCGTCTCACCCTCCTTACGCTTGGCGCTGGACTTGCCCGTCTTGGACTTTTCAATCAAGGCGGCCAGGCGGGTCTGATAGTCACCTTCTGTTTCGGGGTAGCTGTATCGAAGCTGGGGCTTCACGACGACGTCATAAAGGACTTCACCAGGCTTGGGGACATATCCAGCCAGGTGGCTTCCACCGAACAGGCCGTCAATGTCTTCCGTGGCCAGGGCGTTCGTGTAAAGCTGGATTTGTAAGTCCATCCAAACTTTTTCCACGTATGACTCGTCCAGCTTGGTCGTGGTCTTGTGTTCTACCAGCAAGTCCATCCCGGTGGCCCGATCCTGGAAAATTGCGTCTAGCTTCCCGGCCAGGACGAACGTCCGAGATTTGGCGTTCGTGGCGGGGTTGCGGATCGGGGCTAGGAATTCGATTTCAGCGCCCACCGTTTTGTATTGTTCCTGGTCTTCCAATTGCCAGGTCTTCAGATAGGCTTCCAGCATGGCCGCAATTTTGGCGTGTTCGGGCCTGGCCTTGTCCCCGGCCATGGCGATTTCATCGGGCTGAAAAACCACGGCCCCCAAGGCGGCCACATCGCGGGCCGCGAAGCCATCGCGGACGTATTGTTCCAGGGCGTTGTGGAAATTTGTTCCCATCCGAAGGGCTGTCCGGTCTTCAAACTGGTTTTCATAGGGCCGCCTTTCCAGGCCCACTTCGTACTTCCAGTACGCCACCCGTCGGCAATCCATGAAGCATGACAGCTGGCTGAAGGTCATGGGTTCCAGCTGGGGGCGGTGGGTCATGGGCTTCGTCATAGCGTTCTCCTCGCTCCGCTGGGTTACAGCGGCCATTGGTCCGGGGGCGTTGATAGCTCCGGGCCGGGGGTTGTGGATAGAAGGGATCCTTCAGGGACGGCCAGTGTCTGTTCCCACCAGGCGGCCCCTTCGGCCCCCTTCTGAAGTCGTTTATATAGGGCCTGCTTGGTCACCTTCAGGAGCGGGGCCAGGGCGTTGACGCTGGCCACCCCCAGAATGGCCAGGCGGTAGTGAAGGTTGGCCAGAAAAGCGGCTTCCTTCGGGTCGTCAGTCTGGACGGCGGTGGCCATGATCTGTATTCCTTTCATGGATCATTGAAAATGGGGTGGTTTCCAAGTCAACCAGGCGGTTGACTAATGTCAACCTATCAGGTGGTTGACTATTGTCAACTTTTATTTTCGGCCATCGGTCGTGGTGGTCCAACTTGACGGTGGAACCACCAGCAAGGGATCATGGACCCATGAACCAGCTGGCCTTCCTACACTTTCAAGGGGATCCATGCGTCCAACGCTACAGGGACACCCTGGGACCCTACCTGGACCGATTCCACCCACGGGTCCACCAGGTTCTCATGGGTCCAGCCGCGCCGCCAGACGGGCCTGAAGGCGTCCAGCTGGTTGGGTATGACCCGCAAGTGGCCGTCCTGGTAGTTCCACCGTGGAAGGTGCCTATGATTTCCGTGGCGTCCGGTCTCGATGGGGTCATTGATGTCCCCCGCCTGGTTATTTTGCCAGCTGATCCGATGGAAGATAACCGTCTGGCCCACCTGGTCAGGGGACGTCAAGAAATATTGATCTATCCGTCTCCCGTAGCCACCTGGAAGCGGTCCCAAATTGGACTGAAAAACCCCATCGGTGTGGAACCGATAGGGCTGGACAGGGCGGACCCCCGCGTATTCTATGTCTCATTTTTCATGGGGCCGGATAAACGGCCCCATTTTCGGTCTGGATGGCTTCGGCCTTGACTAACCCCTGGCTTGCTTCACTTGGTTCAAGCGAATTTCACCCACCAGGGTCTTGACTCTATCAAGTTTCTTTCGAATGTCGGCCACTTCGGTGTGGCGTTCCTGACAGTCTTCTACGGTTCTGAAATTTCGCTGGATTTCCAACTGCAATTCTGTGAGTTGCTTACTTATAGCCCCGGAATGGGCCACATTCTGGGTGGTCATTGATCCTATATGGCGGGTGATTTTGACTGCGGCTGTCACTACAGCTCCCACCAGGCCGGTCCCTGTTCCGATTATGGTTACCACTCCTACGACATCCATGGACAAGCCCCCCTGGCTAAATTTCTGAAATCGAAAAAGACGTTTCCGCCACGGTGTCCCCCAGGCGCTGGTTTCCCGTTGACCCAGAATCCCAGGCCAGCTGGATCACGTCCCCGTCTGTCAAAAGGACTTCGGTGGTGAAATTGAGAATGGCACTTTCCCCACTGATCACCTCTTGACCCGCGATTATCCAGGACGGGACCCCGTTAATGAACAACTGAAAAAAAGCCCGTCCCTCATCTAGGACTGCGGGGGCCGCCACGGGGACAACAAAGGACAGCCTGAACCGTCCGTCCCTGTCCGACACCCAGGACCAGTTCGACAGGAAACCAGCGCCCGCTGGGTTGACGGCTTCATTCGGGACAATGATGGTATTGGGGGCGCTGTAGCTGACGGACGCCACGGTGAATTCGCCGTTATTTACAAGACAGGAGTCTATCTTGAACATGCTTCCAACGGGGAACAGCGCGGTGACGTCGGATCCAGCGATAATGGAAAAAGACCCCAGCCCTGGTCCGCCTGCTACAACGGACGCCACGGCCCAACGGCTGCCACGCTGTCGTCCTATGGCTTCCTGTTCATAAGTAGCAAAATCGGAAAAGTCCACGAACGACTGGCGTGGGGCCGGGTTCCCATCCATGACCGCGAAAACACCTGGGCCTTTGTCGTATCGAGCCATAACGGGGGCCAGCGGGATATGACCCCATGACCCACCACCGAACAGGCTGTAAAGCCGCTTCAGCGTCCGTTCTGTCACCAGGGCCGGGGCTATAACCGTGGCGTGTTGGTCGGGCGTCCCCGTGGGGGCCACCCCGTCGTTAAAGTTGGGGGGGAACCAATAGCCGGTATTGTCAGCCGCCGCATGGGCTTGGGGTCCCACCAAGTCACCCGACCCAGCTTTGGCCTGGCTGGCCAACTGGACAATCACCCCATCCACTTCCAAGGACCCGTTGTCGCTGGCCCCAGGGCTGGGCAGGTCATTGATAACCGCAACCTGTTTCCAGTCCGCGTCCGCCCAGGTGTTCAGCCCAGCCGCCACAATGAAGAACTTGATCCCATCCATGGTCATTCGTATGGCGGTGGCCTTCTGGCCCAGGACCGTCTTGGCCCAATTCCCCGCTATTTCATCCCAGATAGCATTTAGGCATAGCCAGTGGGTCCCCGTCCCTGGGGTTTCATCCCGCGCAGTGGTGAACCACGGGACTCCCCTGGCGATGTTGCTGTTTACCGTGGACACTACCTTCTTGGTGGGAAAGGCCGCCGCCCCTTGGGCGTTGATCATGATTCGATGGGGTTCCAGGTGGTAGCCGCCCAGGCTGGCCGGAGCGCCGCCCAGGCCCGCTTCGTCAAAGTCCCAGTGGCCCAGAAGGAAGCTGGCCGCGATGTTTTCAGATAGCCACCGAAGATGAGCGCCCGTAGAAAAATCGTTGGCGTTTTGCCAGTTGAACGGTGGGGCGTCCCCGAAGGACCACCCGGCTTGGGCCTGTCCAGCCGCTGGGAAATCGAAGTCACCGGGGGTGACCAGTGCCGCGTTTTTCTGGGTCTTGTTCGCTGGGTCGTAGCCCCATTCTGGAAGCTGGACAGTGGGTTTCGCGTTCGCCATGATTCGCTATCTCCTAAATTTTATGGGGTCCCGACGGGGACAACGTCACGGGCAAAGCCGCCCACGCCCAGCCCGGCCCCGTATGGGGACAAGCCAGGGGTGGACGGATCACCAGCCGCCCCAAGGACATAAACCGGGTTTCCTGGTGTGTAGACACCTTCGATCAGACTGTACATCCCGACCCCTGAAGGCTGTAGGTCAAGCATCCATTCCACTACTTTGGCGAGGAGGGCCGCTGACATCGGGGCTGAGCTGATCACGGTGAAATAGTAGCCAGCCGGATAGGCTGGGGCATATCGGATGGTCAGGGCGTCCGCAAGCAAGGCGGCCAGGATGGCCGTCAACCGCCACGGTTCGCCTTGTGACAGGTTCGTCTGGATCTTGGCGCGTAACAGTCCCCTGTAATCGTCATCGGTCAAGCCGTCCCTGGGTTCAACTAGAATTTCCCCGTATAGGTCTAACTGGACCCCCACGGCGTTGTCCAGCTGGATCCCTTCCACCACTGACCATATGCCGTCTTCAGTGGCTTGCTGTTCAGCGGTCAGGGCGTCCAGGATGGCCAGTACATCGGGCTTGTCCCTGAAGAATGACAGGACCAAGTCCAGTGCGCGTACTTGATGGTCTGTTATGTGAGCTAGGGTTGCCATGGGTCCGCCTATGCAATTGTGATGTCAACCGTGGCCACTGTGGCCACTTCGTTCGCGGCCATGATCAGGCTGACCCCGTCAGCGGGCCAGGCCCCTATTGGTCCAGACGTGGTCAACTGAAGCTGTAGGTTAGCCACTCCTTCGATGTCACCGACCAAGCCAAGCAAGCCACCCACCAGGACATCAGACCCCACTGACAGCGTGGCGAAATATGCTTCCACGGCGTCCGTCAGCTGATCGTCACCGTCGGCTGGATACTCGCTGTTAACCGTCCTGGTGATTTTCACCAGACAGGCCACTTCCGTGGCATAGTCAAATTTGACGACCTGGGCGTACCCCTGGTCATCGGTTACCGTCACTTCCACCTCCGTCCCAGTGCCACTTCCCCACGGCTCGATCCCAGACGGCATTTTTTCCCAAATCGTTTGGCCGATTTCTTCCTTCTGGGCCGTGGTCAGGCCGTTGGGCCAGATCGTAACCCAAAACGATTTGGCCGCCTGCCCGGTAACCGGATCCACGACCATGTCCCGGTTGCTGACGACACCAGCCGCCAAGATATAATCAAGTTGTTCGATGGCGGCCCGGATAGCCTGGTCAGTCCCAGCGCCCACGATCCGAAGGGACCGCTCCCGCCTCAACCGCAAGGCGCTGTCTGTCTCTGTATCGGTCCCTGTCGTCAGGGCCACCGAATTGTCCACCCCTGTCCACCCGGCCACGGGGTTGACTATCTGGTCCACCTGGCTGGCATCGATCACCACGGCACCAGCTGTCACCGCCTCCACGTTGACGTCCACAGTACCCAGCGCCCCTATCACCCATGTCCCGCCAGTCGGTTCGGCGAGGACATTTAGAAAGACGTTGTCGGTGGACCGCCTGACCAGGCCGGGGGTCAAGTTCAAATAGTTTGGAATGACTGTACCAGGGGTTCCAGTGCACTGGACCACGCCAGCCGTGGACGTGGCGGCCAGCTTCGTTATGCCCACCAGAGCGCAAATATTTTCCAGCTGGTCCCCGATTGCGTTGTCTGGGCTGAAGCTGTTATAAGCCGCCTGAAGCAATGACCATAAATCAGATTCCGTGGTGGCGAAAATGGACGCGACTTGATACAGCAAGGACCTGGCCGCCGTGTTCACATCGACACCCACCCCAGGGGACGGGGCCTTCAGGCTGGCCAGAATATCGGCCAGAATGTCCACTTGCTTCTTGATGGTCAGCCCGGTGGCGTCTAATCCGTAAGGCATAGCTCGTTCTCCTACGTGGTCACTTGACCGGTTCGTCCTGAGTCGAAAACATAGACCAAGTCAACGGTTCCTAGTCGGTCCTGGGCATCCACTTCGATGGCCACGGTCTGGACCCAGCGGACACCGTCGGCCTTGGGAATGTAGGCCCGGAAAAACGCCACCATTTGGGCGTATGTCATCCCCTTGGTCAGGATCTGACGGTATGGGACCCCATCTTCAGTGTCCATAAACCATTCGCCCTGGTGAGTGTTCAGTGCAAGGAAAACTTCTTGGTTGGACAGGTCTTCCCCTTCGATCAAGACCAGGTCACCGCCTTCCCAACGGATGTCCCCCGTGTCAAGATCCAGCGCGATGTCTTTAAAGGCCATGGGTGTCTGTCCTATTTGTAGAATTCGATGGACGTCAAAGGATCAAGGTCTTCAGGGCGTCGCCCTTCCATGATCACCCGCCAATAATTGAACCGATCACGGGCCAGCTTCATGTCAAAGGCCGGTCCTGGGTCCAACTTGCGTTCAGGATCCAGTTCAGAATGACGCCAAGCGGCTATGGGGGACCCCTCGCGGACTCGAATGGCCGCCATGATCTGGGCCACCGCGTCATATTGCCACCTGGTGAACGGTTCCCACAGGTCATAGGGTCCCCACTGTTCCTTGTGGGGTGTCCCTTGCATCGATATTGGGACCCAGCGCCGCCCGTATCGCTGGCAAGTTCGGCCCCGCACTTCCTTCCCGCCGCCCACATTGACCATCTCGATCCCCACAGACAGGGCGTTCGCCCCTTTAGCGTGCCATGCCACGTCCTTCAGGTGGACCAACTGGGCAATTTCACCAGGATCACGGCCCACCAAATAGTGGGCAGAGACCTTGCGACCCCCGGCCTGGCCGGTTAATAGGGCCAGGGCCAGGTCCCAGTCTTCGGTGGCGGTATAATGAAGGACCACGCCCTTGATCGGACGGCGGATATTGGGCCGCCTGGCCCGCCTGTAGTTGGGGGAAGGTCGCCATTCTACGGGGAAGGTCGTCATGGGGTCCTCCTTGTGGCCGGTTCGCCACGCTTCCAGGATAACAAGCCAGACGGGAAGGGGTCAATTTAGCCAGTCCCAACCGTTAGCCCCGTGGAACCCCCACCCCTATGCCTTCATTGCGATCAAAATAGTCTTGATGGCGTCCAGGGCTATGACGACAGCTGGGGAAAGGATCCCAGTCCCCGGCGCTACACCAGGAACCGTCAGTGGCGCGCCAGCTTCTAGGGCCGTAATCGTGTCTATCAGTTGTTGGATCAGTGAATTCCCGCCAGCAACCACGTCAGCCTTGGTTGCGGTCATAGTGGCTTTGCCATTTTGGGCCTGGATGGTAGCCCCAGCGCCGTCTGTCAGTATGACGGCTGACCCGGTGACCCTGATTTTCCGTGTCCCGTCGGTCAGGACCAGTTCACCTGCCGCCGCGTGGGGGTTGGGCGATGAAAATGGACTGATCCCAGCCAGCGCCACCGCGTCCGCCAAGTCATGACGGCGCAAAATGGCCGGGTCAACGTCGTCACCGCCAGCGGCCAGCCATTCGTCAAGGGATCGATCGCCAAAAGTCAACCAGACATCGTCACCCACGGCCAGATCCCAGATTATGGTGAAGCCGCCACCCTGGGGGAACATGACAGGGACGTCCGCTATGGTTGGAAGCCGCGTCCCTTCGGTGTCGCCCTTGAATCGGCCACGGATAATGGGCTGGACTTCCGCCCGTTGCTTCCCATGGACATAAGACACGATCTTTCCCGGACATCCCGTGGGGACGCCAGCCAGTTCGCCCAGAATCGCGTCCGTTACAACGGTTTCCAATGTGGCCACCGGTCGGTCCAGGTTCCTGGGGGCTTCGTCCGTGGGATTATTGCTCATATGCTGGCCTCGATTGCTTCCACGGTTGTGTAATATTCCGTTGACCACCCACTGTCCCCAGCGTGGGTCACCAATTTTGGGATAAACCACCCGTTAATCCAACGGCTGGCGACCTTCAGGGGACGGCGGGGCTTGATCAATCCATTAAGCAAACTGACCACCTTGATCCGTCCGCCGTCCAGGCGTTCGGGCGTCCCGATCATGCCAGTGTCCTGGGAAAGAATCACGCCCAGGTGGGCCGTGGCCTTCTTGTCCATGCTAATGACCAGGTCCCCGTCCTGGATCATCCACTTGGCTTTGGCGGTTTTTACCAGGTCGTCCAATACCTTGCGGCTTGGGCCGAATGCGGTGTACCCGCCTTGATATTGGATGTCAGGAAGGGAATCTGGAAGGACCACGTTAGATAATCCCATTGACGCGGCCACTCTGGCAAACAGGGACCGCAAACCGATGGGGCCGCGATACGTAGCGGACAGGCGACTGACCCGAATGATCCGCCCACCGTCCGCCCCCTCTATCGATGTCACGAAATCAAGGCCGTCCTTGACGTTCGCCACCTTCTTGGCTTCCCCGCTGAATATCTGACCCAATGGGGCCGACTCATAGCCAGCAAACAGACGGACCACCTGGCCGGTTTTGGCAAAGTTTCGGCTGTCTGGTGACAGGTTCCACAGCTGAATGGTTGCCGTGTCCGCCTGGGGATTGTCTGTCTTGACCACGGAGAAATTGACCCGGACGGAGTCCCACCGACGGCCAGTGCCGCCTGACGGCCCGATTTCAACCGCTGTTTTCCTGATCCAGAATGGGTTCCCCGTCATGGGACCACATGGACAGTGATGTCAAAGGCCGAATCGGCGGCTTTGGCCGCGTCCACTTCGGATTCGAGGAAATAGACCAGCGTGAAGGACCCGGCCAGGTTGTCCCTGGTGATCACGTCTGGGGTGTCATCGTCCCGAAGGACGCCAAAGGCACCAGGTGGGGCGCTGGTCGACTTCTGACGGGCGAATAACAGC